CCAGTGAAGAAGCATTAGGTAATATTTGGAAAACAAAGTATGCCAAAGGTCGTATTCGGCAATTACAGAAAAAAAATAATGTTTCATATGAAACTCTTTTTTATGACGACCTAATTGATTTAACTTGGGAAGAAACCAAGGAAAAATATTTGCCACAAGTTGGCAGATAATCAAGTATACCATAAAAATACTTGACAAATCATATACATAATGATATGATGTGATTACTCGTTCTACGAGATTTATTATTAACTTTACTATGGAGTATTATATTATGAGCAAGAATTTATCTGCTAAACAAAAGATGTTGAACGCTTTGCAACAAACCGAAGGTTACAACACTTTCACCGTCAAACAAGCACAACGCCGTTTCGGCATCACCAATGTTACAGCTCGTATTGATGAGTTGCGCCAAGAAGGTCATGTAATCTACACCAACAAAAAAGTTGTAGATGGTAAGAAGGTTGCTTTCTACCGCATGGGTAAACCAACTAAAGCATTGGTACAGGCTGCAATCAAAGGTGGTTATAGTTTTACTGCCTAATATGTAATGTGAAGGGAACCGTCCTGGTTCCCTTTTTTATTTTCCCGGAGAACAAATGGAAATTTCAATTAAAAAAGAAGATTTACAAAAAAAGAGCCTATTTGTTGCAACACCAATGTATGGCGGTATGAATCATGGTTTGTATATGAAAGCGTGTTTAGACCTACAGTCATTGTGTATTCAATATGGCGTTGCGATTAAATTTTCATTTCTTTTCAATGAATCATTAATCACAAGAGCAAGAAACTATCTTGCTGATGAGTTCATTCACCGTTCCGATTGCACTCATATGTTGTTTTTAGATTCTGATATCTCTTTTAATCCAAGAGATGTAATTGCTTTGTTGGCTTTGGACAAAGATGTTATTGGTGGTCCTTATCCTAAGAAAGCAATTAAATGGAAGTCTGTTAAGAAAGCAGTAGAAAAACATCCTGATATTGATCCACAAACACTAGAAAAAGTTACTGGTGATTATGTTTTTAATCCTGTAAAAGGTACCGAGAAGTTTACGGTTACAGAACCATTAGAAGTATTAGAGATTGGTACCGGTTACATGATGATTAGACGAGAAGTGTTTAAAAAGATGGAAGAAGCGTATCCAATGATTCGTTATAAACCAGACCATGTGGGTCAGGCCAATTTTGACGGAACACGATACATTCATGCTTTCTTTGATACAGTTATTGATACTAAAGATTCAATCGTAGGTGGCGGTTCTGACCGTTATCTATCTGAAGATTATATGTTCTGCCAAATGTGGCGTAAAATCGGTGGTGAAATTCACTTGTGTCCATGGATGAGAACTGCTCATATTGGAACCTATCACTTCACCGGAGATATGCCTGCTGTGGCAAATTATGTTGGAGAAATGTAATGTCAACTTTTGTTATGAGTGAAATACCTGAAGAAGAAAAAATTAAAGTAATGTTGGAAAAAGATAGATTAGTAGAAGAAGCACCTTATCATCCAGGTTATGAAGATGCTTCATTCACAACAGCAGGTCGTAAATTTGATGGTGGCAAACTAGAATATGGTTTACTTCCACCACATGCACTAGAAGAAACGGTAAAAGTTTTAACTTTTGGTGCTCAGAAATATGAAAGAGATAACTGGCAAAAAGTGCCAGATTCCAAACGTAGATATTTTGATGCCTTACAACGTCATGTGTGGGCATGGAAAACGGGTGAAAAATTGGATCCCGAATCTGGTATACATCACTTGGCACACGCAATGTGCTGCTTGATGTTTTTATATGAACATGATACAATATATTCTTTACATAATGAGGAAACAAAATGAAATTATCCAATGAAACACTAACCGTTCTCAAGAACTTTGCCAAAATTAATCAAGGCATCCAGTTCAAACCTGGTAAAGTTTTACGAACAATGTCACAAGGTAAAGCCATTTTGGCCAAAGCCTCTATTGCTGATGATTTCCCACACGATTTCTGTGTGTATGATTTGAACCAGTTCTTGGCAGTTTATTCTTTGAACAAAGATACGGATATTGATTTTGATGATGCCAATGTAATCTTTAAATCCGGTCGTTCCAAAATCAACTATCGTAAAACTGAAAAGAGTATGATTGTAACTCCACCAGAAAAAGCACTGGCGTTACCTACTGTTGATGTTGAGTTTACTTTACCTGAAGCAGATTTAGCACAAATTCTTTCTACGGCTGCCGTATTGCAATCACCACACATTGCCTTTGAATCTAACGGTGGTAAGATTTCCGTGACTGCTTATGATGCTAAAGACGATTCTGCTCATACAAACTCTATTGAAGTTGCTGATGGTAATGGTAAGAAATTCAAGATGGCCATTCTAACTGAGAATCTAAAGATGATTCCTGGTTCATATGATGTTCAACTTTGTGCTCAAGGTTTGGCTTTATTTAAAAATAAAAATGTAGACTTTGAATATTTCATTGCTACAGAATCCAAATATTCTAAATTTGAAGGGTAATTATGTTAGTATATTTTACAGATTCAGTAACACAAGACCAAATTGCAATTAATCCAACTTATGTGGTTGCTGTATTTACTGCAAAAGAAGGTGAAATGAAAGACAAAACAGTTATTGGTTTGACTAATGGTAATGTTGTTGTTGAACAAAGCCAAGTTGATGTTGTTGGTGTTCTACAAGGACAACTATGACCGTAACAACAATTCAAACTATCTATGGCACATTAGACGAAAAACAACTCAAAGAAATTAAAGGTGCAATTGAAGAAATTACCAATTACTTTAATGAGATTGAGAATCGTCAAAAATTAATCAAAGAGATTGTTGATTTAACTGCCGACAATACTGGTATTCCTAAAAAGTTAATCAGTAAAATGGCCAAAGTTTATCACAAACAATCTTTCCAAGAAGAGGTTACAGTCAATAAAGAATTTGAATCTTTATTTGAAAGCATTATTGAAATTAAATAAGTTGTTATATTATATTATGGGAGTTGTGAATGTCAGAACATTTATTGTGGGTCGAGAAGTATCGGCCATCTAAAGTGGAAGATTGTATCCTACCGGATACAATCAAATCCACATTTCAAGAATATGTCAATAAAAAAGAAATTCCAAATCTTTTATTATCTGGCAGCGCAGGCGTTGGCAAAACTACGATTGCTAAAGCATTATGTGAAGAAGTCGGTTGTGACTATATCATCATCAACGGTTCTGATGAGTCTGGTATCGATGTTCTCCGTACAAAAATTAAAAATTATGCATCATCTGTTTCACTCATGGGTGGACGCAAAGTGGTCATCATCGATGAGGCCGATTATCTCAATCCTAACTCAACCCAGCCTGCCCTTCGTGGTGCGATTGAGGAATTTGCTGGTAATTGTTCTTTCATATTTACTTGTAATTTCAAAAATCGAATCATTGATCCTATACATTCTAGATGTACCGTTGTTGATTTCAAAATCAATGGCCAAAAAGCCAAAATGGCTGCTCAATTTTTTAAACGTGTTGAATGGATTCTGGAACAAGAAGGAATTGAATACGATAAGGAAGTTGTGGCAACAATTATCACAAAACATTTTCCCGATAATCGCAGAGTTCTTAATGAGTTACAAAGATATTCTGTTTCGGGTAGGATTGATAAAGGTATTCTGTCTAATATTGCTGATATACAATTTGCAGATTTGGTTAGATGTTTATCTGATAAAGACTTCACATCTGCAAGGAAGTGGGTCACCAATAATCTCGACAACGATCCAACAAGAATCTTCCGAAGCTTATACGACAACCTACAAGAGTCGTTAAAACCAAATTCAGTACCACAGTTGGTTCTGATTCTAGCCAAATATCAATATCAAACAGCTTTTGTTGCTGATCCAGAAATTAATTTGGTTGCCTGTTTGACCGAAATTATGGTAGAATGTGACTTTAAATAACACTTTTAGGAAAAGTCGTGAACAAAGAAGAATTCAACCAGTATCTTTCAAAAAAACTACCTTGGTCTACCGTCATTAATATGTTGAATAATATTCCTC